GCGACCTGTTGTGGGATTTAATACCTTTCCTTCAGGGCATTCTTTTTGTCCCTTTTCAGCTTTTGCTGGTTTAGGAGCTTTTTCTTTTTTCACTTTTTCAACTTTATTACCTTTATCTTTAATACAACGACCTGTTGTGGGATTTAATACCTTTCCTTTAGGGCATTCTTTTTGTCCCTTTTCAGCTTTTGTTGGTTTAGGATTCTTTTTATTCTTTTTGATATCTGATGATTTATATTCTTTTACCGAATTATTTATTAAAGATTTTGAATAACTTCTTTTTAAAGATTTAGGTTTATTTACACCTTTTACGAAACATGAATTGATATATTCTACTATATTATTTGAAGATACATTTGATATTTTTTCTTTTATTTTTTTAGTTAAAGTTTTTATAGTTTTCTTAAGTTGTTTGATATCTTGCTCGTGCGATTTTAATTGTTTTTTATCCATTTGTTGAGTATCCAATGTTTCTAATTTGATAAGTTTAACTTCTTCATCTCTAAGAGTTTCATTAAGTTTGTTTACATTTTCATTATTACTATCTACACTTGGTCTTAACATAATATCAGTAATAATAGGATAGGCAAAATGACTCATATCATTTGTTCTGTCAATATAACTAACAAGGCCACTTACTTTGTTTAAGAATTTTATAGCACCTTCATCAGTAAATATACCATTTTCATTACAATAATCTTTTCTAAATTCTTCAAAATCTTCTGAAAATTCATCATTTTTGCTTAGTAATAAGTTCATTATTTTTATTACACTCATAGGGTCTTCTGTAATTGGTGTAGCACTCATTAATAATAATTTTACAGGAATGTGTGCTAAGTTTTTCTCAGCCAATCCATAAGAATGTTGTACCATTTCTTTTAATAGTTTTGGATTAGGTTTTTCTAATGCACCCAAAGTATTACTATAGATTTTATGGATTTCATCAATGATAATGAAAGTTTTATTAAAAGGGTCTTCTTTTCCATTTCTCTGAACCATTTCTTTATATAGCTTATTTTTACCTGCAATCATATTTGTAAATTGTTTATATGAGATTGGCTGCATCCAATTGTCACTTAACATTTTCATTCTTTCTGCGCGAGTTGTAGGAATACGTTCTCCTTTCTTTACTTTTTCTTGAATCACAATACTACATACACTGTCAAACATATTTTTCCATATATCTTGTTTTAATGTATGTCTTGTAACCCATAATATAGTATATCCTTGTTTTTCAAATGTAGAAGTAGCCGTTGCAATAGCAGTACAAGTTTTACCAGAACCAACACTGTGATATAAAAACATACCATTATAAGGAGAACGATGCGTCATAAAGTCTTTTACAAATTTTTGAGTATTTGTAAGCGTAATTAAATTAGCATCATGATTGTCTTCTTTTTTATCTTCAATACATTTATTTGAGATTTCCATTGCTTCCCATTCATAATCTGAATAATGTTTATCTACATAATCCTGTAATTCTAAATATGACATTTTGCTCTTTGGAGGAACAGCAGGGAAATGTTGTTTAACTACTTGAGGATTTTCATATTTTGCAATAAAATCATCAATTATACCAATATTTCTTTCATCAATTAAATAAACACTTTTATAATAATTGTAAGAATCTCTAAATTGTTTTCCATATATTTTGAAAAAATGAATAGGGCTTTTCCATATCATATTGATAATTTGACAATATTCTGGTATTTTACTTATTTCTTGACAAAGATCTCCTTTCGGAAATCTTTTCATTAAAGGTTGTATTAATTTTTGTTTACCAACATGTATAGCTGCTACAAGTAATATTCCAAGGTGAGCGTGTTCTAATTTTCCAGTACATCTCATTTCACATTTTATTCCATCTTTATCATTTGTATAGATTTTACCACGAATATTATCAATTATTTTAATTCTATCAAGACGTTGTGGTGACATTTTTGCTTCTATTGCTTTTTTATTTTCACTTCTTAATAATTTCATCATATTATAGAAACGATTGTTTGTATTATCAAAATGATGTATATTATTAGTTAATGTTAAATCTACGGCACTTGTTATAAGAAGATCTTCTATGTCTGCAACAAAATTAAGACTACTTATATTATTATCACAATGTTTAAGATATAATTCGTGAGCGCTAATGTTTTCATCATACATCATATTATATCTAAATACTTGAAGAGGCCATCCTTTGTATGGTATGAATGGCAATCCTTTTTGACCACAAAATCGTGTTCCTCTTCCAATAACTTGTGTTTGTTCTGCTTTTGTAACAAGAGGTTCAAGAAGATGTACATATTTAACATCGAATACATCAATACCTTCTTTAAATCCCGAATCAATTACAAGAAAGCGAATATTATCACCGTAAATATTATCAGGGCGTTTATTTATTGTTTGAATAATATTTTTCTTTAAACCCATTGGCATTGGTTTTTGATACACTGTTGATGTTGTTAATAAAGCAAACGATTTAGGTGATTTTTGAACTAGTTTATTTGATTTATCATATACTAATTTATATCCATTTGCTATTAAAACAGAAGCAATCATTTTAGCACCATATATACCAGCTACGTCACTATATATAATGTGCTTATACATTTTCCCATCTTTTTCCATATCCATTTTATCAAGTTCTTCAATTTTTTTCATCATTTCATACATTTTAGGTGATAGAACTGATATTCTTGATATTAATTTAGAAGGATTGAAAGAAGAAGAGTCAAACTTATATTCGGCCTTTAAATCCCCCCATGTACTTGTATTTCTTATACATGTAGATTCTTTACTTTGTTTTTTCATGTTTTCTAATATACCATTTTATTTATTTTTTTATAAAAATTGATAACATACTTATTATGATGTCATATAATTTCAATGTCTGATAAATCAATCAATATAGAGGATATAGTGGATAGTTTATTAGATAAATATGTTAAAGAATGTAATAAAAAAGAGAAATACAAACATCATATAATATTTACCTTTTATAATGATGAAAAAATCAAATCATATAATATATATAGCAAAATAAAACCAATTTACTGGAAATACGCACTAAATGGTGATATTGAAGTTCTAAACAATTTTACTACTTTTAATGAATATACGAGCTATTATGAAACCATAGACTCTATATTTGAAAAATTATTTGAAATATATGGGCAAAATGATGATTTATTTAGCTATAAAAATAAATTGGAATCACTTTTTACAGGCAAGTAATTTTACAGAAAAATAGTATAATATAATTATACTGACATTTAATACAAATGGTGTCAAGAAAATAATTGTTATTATCATATATGTTTTAATGTGTTTTTATTTTTTAAGTACAATATGTTATTGTTAATAAATTAAACATTAAATGCGCTGATATTAGGTAACTGTTTGTGTAATTTAATGTCAAAAATACAAAAATGCCATATAAATATGTATTATATCTTTTTATTGAATCTTGAAAAGATTCTTCAATATAACCTAAATGTTTTCCAAGACAATATTTATAAATATCGTTCTGCTCTATGAAATATGTAATATACATTCCGTTTATAAATAAAAATATAACTATCTTTTCCAAAACATCATCAAATTCATTAGATACATTAACATCTGAAATGAATTTATACAATACAAAATCTCTTACAAATGGCATATAAGCCACATTAACTTTATAATAATATGTTGCAAAATATCTAATATAATGTATGAATGACGTCATGATAACAAAAATATAATATTCATTTGTAAGATAATATAACAAACTTACGAATGATAAATATAATATATTACTGTATCCTATATATGCTTCTATATAGTAATAAATTTTAGTCCATAGAATAACATTATAAGCAGCTATTTTTTTAAAAATGGTATTTGGTGATATTGTGTATAAAAATAGATTTCTGAAGTTTTTGTCATATTGTATTGATATACGTGTTAATAGCTTACCAAACATTTTTAAGGAAGATGGATAAACACAATAATGTAATTTTAGAACTACGCGAAAATCATTATTGATACAATCTGTTTTACGTATATAATGACATTCGCGATGAAAATCGAAAGCTGTCACATCTCCTTTTTGTAATATTATACTTGTAGGTATTTGGTTAAATACTGTTTCTATTTCTTCATTGTTATCTAAACCAATAATTACTCTATATACAGTTGCAAAAGGAATATAATAATATGGACCATCTATATGTTTTGTAAAAAACACTTGGTCTGATGTATTTTGAACATTAGTAGGAGGAGATACATAGATTTCATTCATATCCGTTATAGCACATATTTCCATGCTGTAATCATCATATTTTTTGTAAAACATTTTCATTAATTCATTTGAAAATATTATATTTTTGAAAGATTGTCTTGTATGTTCTGGTAAATCTTTATACCACCAATGTGTTGATTTTGCAACTGATAGGTTTTGAGAAATAACCCATTCTCTAATAAAATCTAATGACGTTAAATCTTTTTCTAATTTACAGAAAAGAACATTGGATTCTTTAAATTGCCATGGTAAATGAAAATATATACTATCTCTGAATAACATTATGATATGTTATACTTAATTATAATTTAGTTTTTATATTTATATTAAAAATCAAGAAAAAATCGTCTTTTTTGAAAAGTCCTAGGAGAAAAAGGGGGGGGAGAGAGGGGGGTGCGCTGCGTCGTTTTTTAAAAATCTGGTCTCGTAAAAATTACTTAAAAAAAATATGTACACCATATATAGTAATGACGCAAAACGACGCAGTAAAAATGCATTACTGCGTCGTTTGTAATTATGCAACAAAACGCAGATTTGATTTAAAAAGACACATAAATGCTAAGCATCCTGAAGAAAATAATGAAAATACAGAACTTGCCAAAATCGGTGAAAATGTTATCTCTGGCGGTGAAAATGTTATCTCTGGTGGTGAAAATGTTATCTCTGGCGGTGAAAATGTTATCTCTGGCGGTGAAAATGTTATCTCTGGCGGTGAAAATGTTATCTCTGGCGGTGAAAATGTTATCTCTGGCGGTGAAAATGTTATCTCTGTTTTTTTCTGTAAAAAATGTAATAAAAAGTATAACTCCAAAAGATATTTGATATCTCATGAATTAAAATGTAAAGGAGTTGATGAATTAACTTGTCCAAAATGTATGATTTCTTTTGCAAATAGACATAATAAAACAAGACATATAAAAGCAAATAATTGTAAAGCAAGAAGTATTATACATGCTAGAGAACCAAATCCTCAAAATATAATTCATAATCAAAACAACATTCAGAATCAAAACAATATTCAAAACCAAAGTAATATCCAGAATCAGAATAATATTATTATCAATAACTTTGGTAATGAAAGATTAGATCATATTACAAAAGATGAGATTCTTAAAATGTTAAAAGCAGGTATTCATACTATCCCGAAATATATTGAACGTAAACATTTTGATAAAGACTTTCCAGAGAATAATAACATTCTTTATACAAAAGAAAACAAATGTAAAGTATTGGAAGATGATAGTTGGAAGGAAAAAGACATTGGAACA